TTATTCTACAAAAGGTTCCACTTCATCCCAAAGTGCCGGGCCAACAAAAGCTTCCAAAGAAAGTCCGTCTGCAGTGTACTCTTCATTTAACAGCGTTCCCTCTTTGCGGATTTTTGCCGCAAGGCTGCTCTGCGCAAACGGCAGCAGCAAATGCACCCGATGCACAGAAACCGGCAGCGCATCCTCAATGGCTTTCAGCAGTTCCGGCAGACCGTCACCGGTTTTCGCGCTGATGCGGATTCCGCCGCCAATCAACGGAATATTTTCCAGCCCCGGCAACTTGTCACATTTATTGAGCACAGGAATTACCGTGCCACTGCTGCCCAACTCGGCCAGCAGTTTTTGTGTCACTTCCAGATGCACCCGTGCCTCCGGGCTGGAAGCATCACAAATATTCAGCAAAATATCTGCATTGGCGGCCTGTTCCAGCGTGGAACGAAAAGCCTGCACTAAATGATGCGGCAAACGGCGCACCAGTCCAACCGTATCAATCAACATCACACTCATGCCATTTGGCAGTTTCAGCGCACGTGCCGTCGGGTCTAGCGTGGCAAACAATTTGTCCTCTGCCAGCACCCCTGCGTCGGTCAGTAAATTCATCAGCGTGCTTTTCCCCGCATTGGTATAGCCGACCAGTGCCACTGTAATGATACCGTCTTTTTGGCGGCGGCGGTCAATCTGCGCCCGATGCTTCTCCACCTCATCCAGCTGTGCCTGCAAACTCTGGATGCGCGCGCGGATATGCCGGCGATCTGTTTCGAGCTTCGTTTCACCGGGACCACGCGTGCCAATGCCGCCACCCAAACGAGAAAGCTCCGTTCCTCTGCCGGACAAGCGCGGCAGCAAATAACGCAGCTGCGCCAGTTCCACCTGCAGTTTGCCTTCTTTAGAACGGGCATTCGCGGCAAAAATGTCCAAAATCAGCATCGTGCGGTCTATTACCCGCACGCAGGTCACCTCTTCCAGATTGCGGATTTGCGTCGGGGTAAGTTCCCGGTCAAAAATCAACAGTTCAATTTTAGACTCCGCGCAAAAATCCGCAATCTCCTCCGCCATGCCGCTGCCCACACAGGAAGCCGGGTCTGGAGATGGGCGTTTTTGTGTCATTGCGCCGAAAGGTTCAGCACCTGCGCTGCGCACCAGTTCATAAAGTTCTGCCAAAGATGCCTGTACGTCAAATTCCCCGGTGTCACACTCAACCAGCAGTGCCCGCGGCAGATGTTCTGTATTTTCATACATCTTCCATCCCTCCGTTCATCCTGATTCTTTCTTTTCCGTCAAAGTTTATTGTAACGTATTTCCTAAAGATTTGCAATCAGCGGAATGCCATATAGCCATATGCCTGTTTGTCCTGATTCAGCTGTATGCTAGTACCTTGGCTGGTGACAGCACCATGCACATCAAATCCGCCGTTGTAAAGAATTTCCACACCGCCGGTTGTGATGCTGTCTCCGGCGGCACCGGCATACAATATCAAGTTACCCGCAGCATCTTTCTGCACAGCCGGAACCCCGCAAGCAAAGACAATAACTGCCTGCGGATCAAATCCAAGGCTGATTGTGTGATCTGCCTTGCCGTCCCCACAATAATTTCCCATCATCATGGGGGTACCGTCATATGGTGTCTTGTGTAGAGTGGTATCGGCAATATGCTTGCTGAAAAGGTCATCCATTGTCTGATTGTCACTGACAAAATCTTCGCGCATGGGGTGGTCGTCCGATTCCCACAAATTCAGCCCGTGCGTTGTTTTTTTGCTGGAAGGCATTCTTTTCTCCTCCTGTATTTTATCATTTTGTCCGCAAACTATCGGCGGACAGCACTATCAATATACGGAATTTTTAATTCCAAATATTTCTTGGTGAAAAAGTGTGCAAATCTAAAAAATTATGACATCATTTTCGGATTCTCTCCATGATTTTTTCTGTGCGTCCCGTGCGAACCATGCGGCGTTATTGCCATCCCATTCCTGCCATGTCGCCTGTTTTCCGCGCATATCCAGCACCCCCTGCAGATGTGCCGGCAGCATTCGGCGCAGAATGCGCAGTGCAAACCCGCTCTCTTTTGGTGGAAAATCCGGGCAAAGCACCACTTGATTCTCTGCACAGCATTCATATAGATTTCCACTGCACCCTACACTGTCCGCAAGCCGCTGGAAGACTGTCCGGGTGCATGGCTGACCATTTTCCCTCAGAAGTTCCAGTGCAGTAGGCCGTTTCTGTTCATTGCCGTCTGCCGTTCCGAGTAGGGCACATTTGTTTTCCAGCCCCCAATCCTGCGCACTGGCAAGAAACATTTCCCGCTCCGTATCCTGCAGGCTTTGATATGCTTCTTCCAGTATTTGTGCACAGGCAGCCAGTTCCGCATCCGCCAGACTGCCCTCTTGATTCAAATTATAAATCTTCAGCGGCTGCATCCGGCGCCGCATATTCTCCAGTACATTCACTGCATCACCACCGCCTGACCGTCCAGCACCGGTAAAGTGTCTGCCGCTGCCGCCGGGAATGTCAGATTCTGTGGTATTGTCACTTCGCTGACCATACCGGTATGGTAAACAGCACTGCACAGTCCCGCCTGCGTGACTGCCTGCCCAACTTCCAGAGTGAGGAAGCTGTCCGCTATCGCTTTTTGTACGGCCGACTGTACGGCAGACTTATCCTGCCCCTCTCTGGGCTGAACTGTCACGGAAATTTTCACCGGAATCGTTTTTGCCGGAAAAACGTGCACGCTCACATTAAGTTCCCGCATCTGCTCCAGCTTCTCCTGCACCGCCTGCACTGCCTCATCAGAAGCGGGAGCTCCCTCCGCAGCAAGCCAAAGCGTCACTTCACCCTTCCCAGGTGTTATCGGCTGCACAGATACGGATGTAACTCCTGTCTGTTGCAATGCCAGTTCCCGATAAAAAGCCACATTTCCGCCGTTACTCTGCATCCGCCCCCGCTCCATCAGCCGGACACGCAGTTTCTCATCTGTTTCGGCACTTCTTCCGCCGGTAAATGCAGCAAAGTTGGTAACTGCACGGATGCCGTCATTGCTCTCCGCCAATTTGACCACTGCTCCGGCAGGCAGATTTCCACCCGGTCCGGATTCCACCGCCTGCGCTTTTGCGTCAACCACTGCACCCGCAGCTATGGGTACCTCTGTTCCTTCCAGAAGCTCGACATAAACTGCAGGCTGTCCGTTTGTACAGCAGCGTGTCCCTGTCGGCAGAGTGATAGGGAACAGGTTGCTGCCTTTGCTGGTAAAACGCACAACTCCCTGCGCATGGGTTTCCGGCCGGCGTTCCAGTCCATGTTCCTGGGCCAAATAGTCAAGCTGTTTCCCGGTGGCAGTCTGCGGCACCAAGGATTGTTTCAGCCATTCAACACCCGTCAGCAAATTATAAATTTCACCTGCCAGCACCCGAAATCGCACACCGGTATCGGAGGCTTCATCCGGCAGCATTCCCGTTTGCGCCGCATATTCCTGTTCCATGTGCTGTACCAGTTCTTCATATCCCGTCATTGATTTCCCCCAGTCTGTGCATACGGCACCAAAATTTCCGCTTCTTTTGTTCCCGCCAGAACACAAACACGCACGCCGTCCGCATCGCATTCTGCCGCCACCGTCTGCACTTTCGGCAGCATCGGTGACAGCGCTTCCTGTGCAAATACAAATGCCTGCTCTCCGTCGTCGGGGGAAAGTTGTGCAAGCCGACTGCCAAAAGCCGGGGCATACACAAATTCCCCTCGCCGGGCCAGCAGCCGCATTGCCGCGTATTGCAGCAGTTCCTCTTCTCCGGTCACCGTGGCAAGTGTCCCGTCAGCAGTTTTTACATAGTCGCCATTTTTCAGCATTCTATCCACGCACTGTTCACCCTTTCTGTGCCGGGAAAACCCGTCCGTTAATGATAATCTCACCGGAGTTTTTCATCCTGATTTCCGCACCGCCCGCCGAAAAGAGCCGCAGTTCACCGGGCTGAAGATCCGACTGGGCAGCAGCACATCCCATGCAGAGCAACCCGCTGTCTGTCGGCAAAGTAACCGCCTGTGTGTTTTGCGGCGGTTTCCATTCAATTCCCCACGGGCCGCAGACCTGCACTTTGCCGCTGCATGCCTGCCCCACACTGCCGTCTGCCGCTGTCTGGTCCATTTTTACAGCAGTCTCTGGTTTCTCCGCATGGATAAGCTGTCTTAGCATCCACATTTCAATTTTCCCCCCAGCGGGCACATCGTCACCCGTGTCAATTTGCCTGCAGAAGAAAGCTGATAAAAGATTTGACGAATCCGGCCTTCCCATGGCTCTCCTAAAAAGTCCATTTCCACTTTCTGCCCCACAAACGCTTTCTGCCATCCGGCACACAAGATTATCATATTTTCAGCCTGTTTTTCCACTGCCGTCATCACCGACTCAGGTACCGTGCAAAAGCGCCTTCTTAAAATACCATGCTCCTGCATTTGAGCATTTCGGCTCATTAGCTGCCACCCGCTCTGCCGGATTCCCCATATTTCTGACACCTGCCTGCATGGATTTCTGGAATGAACCATTCGGATACAGGGAATGCCGCCTTTGCCAAAAATCAAAGGCTCTCTTTCCATTTCTGGTTCTGCCCTTAAAATCCCGTTTTCTTCTCGCAGCGGCTGATGCAGGAATTTCATACAGAAACCATTCAGCACCTGCCATTCACTGTTTCCTTTGCCAAAGGCATATTCTTCGTTGAATACCCGTTCATCCCCATGAATTGCCGCAAACCCATAGGGCGCCGCATGAGTTTCCCACAAAAGGCGCAGGTTCGGTGCCTCATAAACTCCCGCACCGGATTCACTGTCCAGCAGCAGTGCCGCGCGGCTTCTGGCAGAAACCGTCAGTAAGTTCCGGTTTCCGCAGCTTTCCCGCACAGTATCCAAAATCCCGTCAAACCATATTTCTTTGTCCTCCTCCAAACAAAGGAAAGGCATTTCCGGAACATTGTCCGGAAGCGGAAATTCTGCTTTCAGGCTGTCGGCGGGTGCATCTGTGTCCTTTTGCAAAGAAACCGTTATCGGCGCTGGAAATTCCCATTTTGCGCCATGATGATCATATAAAAAAAGTTTCATGGCAGTTTCAGCTCCATTTCTTCTGGCAGTTCCTCCGCCCAGTGAATCCGGCCGGGATTGGCCGCCAGCAGTTCCTCCGGTGCCACACCGACAGCGGCAGCCACACTCCACAGATTATCCTGTGCGCCGGTTTGATAAGTTCCTGCAGAACTGCTCTCTGTCTCCAGCTTCTCCCGAAAAGTAAAGTGGTAACAGATTCTGTCCGGCCTTGGTGTCCCTTCCAGTGTCAGTTCGGTAAAAAAGGCTTCCATAGGCAGTCTGCCCGGCAAATACAGCATGCCTGCACCGCTTTGTTCAAAGCATCTGCACAGTTTTCTCCACTGAGCAGGTGCCTCGGTTCCCAAAAAGCTGCCGCTGCCGCTGATTTGATTTCCCTGTCTGCCCAGTTCTTGCATGGTTTCTCCATTTTCCGGCTGTGGCAGCACTGCCGCATATTTCTGCTTTTCCATTTTCAGCTTATCAGGCAGGCGCGGCCAGAGAAAATCCCGGTAACCCATATACCCTTCCGTCATGCTTTTTCCTCCAAAGTTCTCGGATAGCGAAGACTTTCCTGCTCCAGCTTTTCACTCAGTTCCTCCTGTGGTGTCTGCAGCGTTTGATTCACTGTTCTCATCTCCCCCATCCATCCTGCATCTGCAGCAGTGCCCATGTATATAGCCGGTGTCCGCCCACAAAAACACCGTCACTGCGCAGAATTGCGTAATCGTGTCCCATGCACTTTAGGCTGTCACCGGTTTTCGGTTGGAATGTACAAGGCGCCGTACAGCGATAGCGGTCATCCTCCTCACGCTGCAAATACAGTGGCCGAATCAGCACTGGTATTTTCTGACCATTCCAAGCTGCCGTGCAGCCGTATTTTTGCAGCAATTCCGTCACCAGTGCCTGCCGGTTCATGGGATACTCCTGAAGACAAACGCTTCATCATGCAGATAAGGTGCCGCCGCGTTTTTGGCATCTAACCAAATTTTTCGTGCATTTTCGGCTCCGTTTCTGCCGCTGAAACGCACATCTCCGGCAGTAAAATCTTCTTCCGGCTCCGTCAGAGCCATCTGCCAGTTCACCAGAGCGGCAGCAGCAGATTCCAGCAGACTGTCTCCGCCAAGTGCAGTTCGCTGTCCCTCCAGCCGCTGTGCAGCTGCCTGTATCATCGGCAGGCAGACGGTCGCTTCCTCCTCCGGCAGCGACCGCAGCAGCTTAAGTTTTGTCAGCACATTCTGTGTATCCATAAATTTCCTCCCATCCGCTTGCCCACCCCTGCCCCGCAGCCTTTTGCCGCACCATTTTGCATTTAAGCGGTGTAGTCGAGCACTTTCACCGCGCCGCTGAAAATTTTTGTAAAACCGGCAATCGTGCTGATTGTTGCACGCTCAAGTTGGCGATCAATCAGTTTGTCATATTCCGTCTGCACGTTACCCGCCTGCACCATTTCCAACGCGCAGGTGTGATCAATGCCGATTAACTTTCCATCCGGCACATCCGGAATATGCAGCAGCTGTGCGCCCATCGGTGCCACAAGCTTGCCTGTTCCCTGGAAGTTCAGTCCGGCCTGTGCGTCACGCATTTCCGGCAGCGCCAAAATGTTCTGGATTGCCGCTGTACCGCCCAACAGGCAGTCCATGCGGTAAGGCGCCAGTTTGCCCCACATCTGCAGCAGATTCTGGTAAGACAGCGCACCGGATGCGAAAATGCTTTCCGCTTTGTCCGTACCATCATCGCCGTTAAGCAATACCTGCACAGCATCCCCCATTTGGGCACGGGCAATGTAAGCACCAATCTGCCGCAATGTGACCGTAAACAAATCCAAATGCTGAAAACGGATAGCCTCATAGCTGGCCACCAACATTCGTCCACGCTTGTGCAACTTCACCAGATGATCCTGCGTGCGTACCACAGTCTGCGGAATTTCCGCACCTTCTGCCACCATTTTCAGCTTTTTGTCGTCCTCCAGCGGTGCACTGGTAATCGTGCGATAGTCCATACCCTCCACCTGTGTGGTGGTTGCCACCAAGTTTGGCAGCACATTTTCCTGTTCCATACCCTGCCGGACTGCGCGGCAGATATATTCTGGGAACAAAGCAGCGCTGTCACCCGTTTGAAAGAATTTTTCCACACGGTCACTGCCTCTGCCATTCACATGAATGTCAAAACGTTTGAGCTGGCGCTGATAGGCGTCCAGCCCCTCCAGCGGTGTTCCGCGGTATGCGTCGGAGTTGTCCATTGCCTCCAGTACCTGCGAAAAGCTCTTTCCGGTTCCGTACATTCCCTTTTCCAAATGTAAATTTTCATAAAAAGCCATTATGCAACCTCCTTAAAGAATGAATCCAATATGTGTGCTGTCCACATTCACAACCAGACGCTGCACGCCGGCTGTGCCTGCCGCGGTAGTTTCTATTTTCCCATCCGCATCAGTCGTCAGCACCTGGTAGCCGACCGTCGGTTTCGTGCCGCTGTAGGGCAAGGAAACATAGCCGTCAAGCTGTACTGCGGCATAGCCGTCCCTGCAGGAAATTGCCACCCCGCAAAAAACTCCGCTTGCCTTTGCCACTGTGCCGTCTGCTGTCACCATCACAGGTGTACCCGGCACAATTTCACCACTGCAAGCAAAAGTTGCCACGCCTTCTCCGTATCCGTTCATTGCTGTCTCCATGATATTTCCTCCTCGTATATCAAATATATTTAATACAACTTGTATAATAAAATTTTAAATACGGAATTCGTCATCCTCAGTCTGTGTGTGCCTATCCGCCATAAGCTGCGGTTCCAGCGGCACATGGCGTCCTGCCTGCATACGCAGACTTTTTTCCACTTTCTCCAACTCCTCCGGCGAAAGTCCCTGCATCATTCTGTCTGCTGTTTCAGCCGTCACATCCGGGCATACCAGCGAAAAATATTTGGCCGTTTCCTGTGCCAGCTTCTGCTTCCATTTCTGTCCCCAAAGGGCTTCCTCCGACATGGCGCTGCCGCCTGACCTGCAGCTTTTGGTCACACCGGCCTCCCGCTGTGCCGGTACTGCTACAAAACTCCACTCATAAGCATCCAGTGGTTTTTTCAGCACAGTACAGCAGCGTTTTCCATGGTAGCTTTCGCCATTAAGATGCCCGCAGTCTTTCCGGCGCCGATCCGTCCCGCAAATGGAACAGACCGCCTCGCCCATGCTGCACCCCACACTGACTTCCTTCTTAATTCCGCTGTCAATTTCCAAAATCAGGTCGCGGTTGCCTTGTGTCCTCGGCATATAGGCTTTGGCTGTCAGACAGGTGTAAGGTTCCCCGCAGGAAGTTGTCCGGCCGCTGTCCACTTCCACCGCTGTGTCATAGATGCGCGCGCTTTGTGTAGCGGCATCCATGCTGTGGTTAAAAATTCCGCTTTTTCCGCAAAAAAGTTCAGCTAGTCCGTCCAATGCCTGCACCGCAAAGCGTTCTCCGTCTCTGTCCACTTCATTGTCACAGAGAACGACTTTGAAGGTATACACTTCCTCCGCTGAAAAGGGCCTTCTGGTATAGCGGTTAATTTTCTCCAAATCATCCTTCTGGGGCTTCGCCGCACTTTTCAGCACATATCCATTCTGCATATTAAAAATCTCCCCCTTTACATTTCACGGCGCAGCTTTTCGGCCTGCAGCTGCACCAGTTCCGCGCGGGCACTGTTCAGCGCTGCCTGTGCCAGTTCAGTTTTATCCTGCAGTGTCACATCGTTCCACACAATTTGGAACTCCGTCAAACATCCGTTAAGCCGCATCCATAGGGAACAGATACGGTCAATGACCGGATTCAGCAGCCGCCGGTAAGCTTCCAGTTCACTGGTCAGAATATCCGCCTGCTGACTGCTCATCCGTTCCGTGCTGGACCATGACAGTCCCAACAAAAAAGGCGGCACTCCAAGTTTTGCGACAATCTGCTCCAGCATCTGCCGCACCGGTATTTCGCTGTCCAAAATCTGGTTGTCAGCGCCAATCACCTTAATGTCCACATCCCCCACTGCAACGAAATCGCTTTTGCTGCCCGGACGCATGGCTTTGCTCCATTCCTCGGCCATTTGCTGCGCGTGTTCAGCCGCGAAAGCGCCATCCTCCGCACCGGGGCGGCAGGTCACCGCAAAACGAAGATTGCCCAAACGCTCCCAGTTAACACCAATGGCATGATAAATTTTCACCAGAATGTCGCTGACAAAGGGCAGCCCCTGCAGGATACTGGTTCCTTTGGCGCTGCCCGGTTCCGGATTCAGTGCCGTATGAAAAATCAGTTCTGGATACCGCACTGGTTCACTGCCGCCCACACACCGGCGCCGCACTTCCATTTCCAGCGGTGATTTCACCCGCAGCTCTACATCCTGCAGAGAAGCGTTATACAATGCCCGTAACGTTCCATCCTGCACCACCGCCTCCCCAACCGCATTGCCGTAGGTCAGCAGTTGGTCAAGATAAGTGCTGATGAATGCGTGCACTCCTGCATTTCCGGCACCAACCGGCACGGTGTGCAGAAAGCGGTTCAGTTCTTTCTGTATTTGCTGATTGTCACATTCAATATGACACTTTCCGACCAGCCGCACCAGTTTATCCAGTGCGGCATCAATCATCGGCACTGCTTCCCTCAGCTGATGGTAAAGCCGCAGTTCTCCTTCATTTATCGGCACATACTGCCTGACTGCTTCAAAGGGCAATTCTGTGCCGCCGGTCTGTACTGCCAAAGCACTGCAGCCACTTTTTTTCTTTCGTTTCAGCACATTTTTCTCCTTTCCCAGGTCATTCCTTAACCTCTCTTGGCAGACACTGCGGCAAAGCCTCCCTGCTCTCTGCAAACAACAGAAGTGACAAAATACCGCAGGTCATCCATTGCATGGTCATTCTCTTTCACCGGAGCATCCTTGTTCTCCTGCCACCGATAAAGTGAAAATTCCCGCCAACAGTCACAGCAGTTCCTACAAATACGCACTTTCCCCTCTTTCAGCGCCATGGCTGTTTTGCGAATTCCTTGCAGCACATCATTCTGTGCCGCTGTAACCGGAAATTTTCCATGCCGGCGGATCGTTTCCATAAAACTCGCCGCCGATGGGTCTGCCACCAGACGGGATATGCGCTTTCCTTGACACAGTTCCTCCAGCCCATGGTAATGTTCTTCATCGGTGCGCGGGCCGTTTTTTCGCCCGTCATAATAGTACTCATCTATCCGGTACCAAACCTTCCCGCATCGCCCCCACAGACCAAAGGAACTTGGGTTCTGTGTTCCATAGTCACAACTCACGGCGTATTCCTCACAGTATTCCGGCACATCGGCGGCATTCTTTTCTTCCATGAAGGGGTAAATCAGTCCCTGTGCTGCCACCCATTTGCCCAGAATATAGCGTTCATAAAAAGTTCCGGTATAAAGATTCTGAAACCGTTCCCGTATTTCCCGGGAAAGGCCGGGATTATCCTCCATGGTGAAATGCAGATACAGTGCGTTCTTATTTTTGGCTCCCTGTATCCATTCCCGGTAAAACCAGTGTCCGGGGTTTTCCGGGTTGCAGTTAAACCAGAAGCGACTGCCCTCCACGCTGCACCGTGCCAGCGCCTGTTCCACAAATTCCCGCGGCATCAGAGCTGCTTCATCAAAGAGCACGCCTGCCAGCGTGATTCCCTGTATCAGTGCTGCACTGCCTGCGTCCCGTCCGCCGAAAAGATAGAAACGGTTGCTGCATTTTCCGGCATGAACCTGCAGCAGATTTTCGCTATTTTTCAGTTCATACCGAAAACCTGCCGCAGTCAGTACCGGCAACAGCGTGGTTATCAGATTTCGCTTTAGGGAACGCACCGTCTTACCACAAATGGCAAAGCTTCTGTCCGCAAAGCACGCCATCGCCCAGCAAACAAAGCCCAGCCCCATGCTCAGTGTCTTGCCGCTTCTCACCGCCCCGTCACAGATGAGCGCATCATAGGTCCTGGCGCCGCTGCCCGGACACCACCATGTCATGGCACGCATCTGCTTGCGGCTAAACCGCAT